GGCGATCCTGTTCCGGGCGCAGGGGCTGCCCAAGGACAAGTTCGGCGACAAGGCCGACGAGTGGGACAGCATGCGCACCACGACCGCCGAGCAGAAGGCGGTCTACGGCAAGATGACCGCGAGCCAGCTCACCGAGAGCGCTAAGAAGCTGCAGCAGATCGACGGCGACACGATCAAGAAGCTGGTCGACGCGCACGGGCCCGGGGACGCCGCCGCCAAGGCCCAGCTCGCGCAGACGCTGATCGCCCGGCGCGACGACATCCTCACCCGGGCCGGGCTGAAGGGCGCGGCCATCCCGCCTGCGACCGCCGCTTCCGCCGCGCCTCCCGTCGCGGCCCCAGCGCCGACAGCAGGGCCCGCGTCCGCCCCCAAGATCGTGATGGGCGAGAAGCTGACCTTCAAGGACGGGAATTCCGACAAGTTCTGGCAGGTCGCCGTGGTGGGCACCACCGTCGTCACGCAGTGGGGCAAGACCGGCGCCGAAAAGCCCGCGCAAAACGTCAAGGAGATGGGCTCGGTCTCGGCGGCGGTGAAGGAGGCCACGAAGATCGCGGCCTCGAAGAAGGCCAAGGGCTACCAGGACGCCGGGGACGTCCAGATGGAGGTCAAGCCGTCGCAAGCCCCAGCCGCGTCCGCGCAGGCCGCGCCGGCTCCGGATGCACCGGCTGCGCCTCGGACCACAGCCTCCGTCGCGTCAGCCCCGGCGGTGATCCCGACCTCGGTCTGGGCCAACAAGCCGACCTTCAACACCGGGCTCAAGTCCGACGCCTACTACACCGACCTCACTAACAGCGCGGAGGCCGCCTATCTGTCCGGCGACCTCGCGGCGCTGAAGGCCCTCAAGAACGACAAGGCCAAGGCCACCTGGGCCGGCAACACCGCCAACAGCAAGAAGCTCGTGGGCTTCCACGCTGCGCTGGTCGCCGACCTGGAGGCCAAGGCCGCCGCGGAGGCGGCCAAGCCGCCGCAGACGCTGCAGCAGGGCAATCCGACGCCGGCCGTGCAAACGGCGGCCGCCATGGGCGCGGCCACGACGGTCCCGTTCGCGCTGCCGGCCAAGCCCACCAACATCGCCACCCCGGCCAACCCCAACAAGGCCATCATCGCTGGCGTCGACCAGATCGACTCGATCGCGCAGTCGTTCCTGGCCGGCCAACTGAGCCAGGACGCCGCGCTGGGTCAGATCGCCAAGGTCAAGTTCTCCGGCAACAGCCAGGGGGCGAAAGGCGCCAAGTACCAGTCCGCCATGATCTCCGCGATCCAGAGCGCCACGGCCTCGGCCATGCCGGCTCCGGCGGCGCAGACGGCGGCACCGGCGGCGCCCGCGGTCAAGCCGGCCGGCAAGGCGCCCAAGGCCAAGCCGACCTTCAAACCGGACAAGCTCTCGACCGCGCCGGACTTCCTCAACTGGGGCGGGTCGGGCAAGGCCGGTCCTTCCGGCGTCGCGTGGGTCAATCAGGCCAACGCCGACGCCACGGCCGCGATCCTGGCGGCCGCGAAGACCGGCTCGGTGCAGGCCATCAACCAACTGCAGCTTCCCGTCGTCGACAAGGCAACCGGGCAGGTCGTCAGCCAATCCGCGCCGCAGAACCACCCGTCGCAGTGGGTCAAGGGCTTCGCGGAGCAGATGACCAACGAGATCAACGCGCAGCTCAGCCCGCCGCGTCGGTTCCGCTTCGAGGGCGGTCATCCGCTGAAGGCGCTCGACGCCTCCTACCCGATCCACAAGGGCTCGCTGACCGGGCCGAAGGTCAAGAAGCTCGGGTACTACGTCGTCCTGGGAGAGCCCGGATCGGTCAACGAGGCGTCGCTCGGCCTGCCGCCCAAGGCGACCTACAAGAACAAGAAGCTCACGCTCACAACCTACTCCAAGCCCGCGCAAGAAGCCTGGGCGAAGATGCCCAAGCAGCAGCGGGACGCCATCCAGAGCTACACGGGCTCGGGCTACTCGGCGATCAACGGCAGCTTGTGGCAGGGCAACCCCAGCGGCGCCGCCAAGGCCGCGGCCGAGGCGTTCAAGACGCTGGCCCACGACATCCAGCCCGGCACCATCCTCTCGCGCAAGATCTCGCTCTATGGCCAGGACCTCGCCGGCATGCAGGCCTCGGTCGGCAAGATCCTGCAGGAGCCGGCCGTGTCGTCGACCACGATCGACCCGGACATCTGGAGCGGCAACATCCAGCTCAAGATGACCGTCGGCCCTGGCGTAAAAGGCCTGTTCGTTGGCGTGGGATCGAAGCCGGGCGGCGACGCCATCTCGTTCAATGCCAACGAGAAGGAGGTCCTCCTGCCGCCCAACACGCGCATGCTGGTGCAGAAGGTGGCCAAGTCGCCCGACAAGGATGTCGACGGATTCGGCAATGGCTCGATGACTGTCATCGAGGTAATAATTTTGCCGACCGAGTTCTAAGGACCATCATGGCTGATCCGCGCTCCGACATCACCAGCAAGCAGGGCTCTTCCGGCTGGCACATCGCGCTGGAGCGGGCGATGCGCGACCGCGCCGGGCAGGTGGCCTACCTGGGGGACCTGCCGACGGTTTCCTCGATGGTGCGCCTGTTTATGGCGGGTATCACCGACCGCTACTCGGAGGTCGCCGACGGCGATCTGTTCCCGGCACAGGCGGCGGAGGCCGATCGCGAGGCCTGCAATGTGATGGCGCGGGCGTTCACCGGCCAGTCGCCCGGCTACCAGCCGATCGGCCCCTGGAACACCGACGGCGGGCTGGCGAACCACGTGCGCGCCGTGCTCAAGGACTACCTCGCCGCGGAGGCGCTCACCGACGACACCGCGGCGGTGGCCCAGACCTTCGCGGTGCTGACGCATCAGGTCTACGGCGTGATCGGCAAGCTGGCCGAGGATGGCGACGAGGACGACGCCCGCCTCTCGCTCGAAGCCCTGGCCGAGGATTGGACGCACCTGATGCTCGGCATCATGCCGGTCAAAGACGAGCCGACGTAGGATCCACATCCGCCGATCCGCGTGTGGTCAAATAAGCCGCAGAGATGCGGCTTTTGTTTTGCCCAGAAGAGACCCTCCGATCATGGACTTCGACCTGAGCTTCGCCTTCGAAAAGGCCGACTCCGGCGGCCGCTTTGTCCGCGGCTGGGCCTCGGTGGCCTCGGTCGATGGCAAGCCGGTCGAGGACTGGCAGGGCGACGTGATCGCCATGGAGGAGCTGCGCAAGGCGGCCCACCGATTCGTGACCGAGGCCCGAGTGGCCAAGGCCATGCACAAGGGCGCCCAGGTCGGCGAGGTCGTCGAGAGCGTGATCATCGACGACGCCTTCGCCAAGGCCCTGGGGATCGCCGACAACCGCCGCGGCTGGTGGATCGGCATGCAGATCAACGACGAGAAGGTGCAGAAGCGGGTCGCCTCGGGCGAGCTGAAGGCCTTCTCGATAGGCGGGCGCGGCAAGCGCAAGAAGCTGGAGGACTGATGGCAACCGCACTTTCGGACATGGAGATCGAGGAAATCAGCCTCGTCGATGACGGCGCAAACCCTGGCGCCAAGGTCGAGATCTTCAAAGCCAAGATGAAGCCGTGCGAGGGCTGCAAGACCCCCGATGCGTGCATGAAGAAGGGCAACTGCATGGCGAAGTCGGCGGACTACGACGACGACGACATGGAAGAAGACGACGACATGGGCCCGCGCGGCCGGCGCGCCATGGCGAAATCGGCGGCGAATGCCGCGGCAATGAACCAGGAGATCGCAATGGATCTGGAAGCGCTGAGCAAGTCGCTGGAAGAAGCCGAGGCCCGGCTCGACGAGCTGTCCAAGAGCAACGAGGCGGCCGCGGCCAAGGCGGCCGAGCTGGAGGGCGTGGTCAAGGCCAAGGACGCCCGCATCGCCGAGCTGGAGGGCACGATCGCCAAGGCGGCCGACCCTGCCTCGGCCGACGAGGCCTTTCTGAAGTCGCTGCCCGAGCCCGCCCGCGAGGCCATCCTCAAGGCGCGCAAGGCCGAGGCGGACGCCCGTGCGGAGCTGCAGAAGGCCCGCGACAAGCAGGACGCCGAGACGGCCATCGCCAAGGCCAAGGCCATCGGCTTCGGCAACGCCGACGAGGTGGGCCCGCTGCTGATGCGCGTGGCCAAGGGCGCTACCACGGCCGATGACGCCGCCGCCCTGGAGACGCTGCTCAAGTCGGCCGGCGAGATCGCCAGCAAGTCGCCGCTCTTCAAGGCCATGGGCTCGGCTGCCGCGGTCGACGGCGACCCGGCCGAGATGCTCAAGGCCAAGGCCGAGGAGATCCAGAAGGCCAACACCGGCATGACCTACGAGGCCGCCTACACCAAGGCGGTCGAACAGAACCCGGCGCTGTACGGCGCCTATGTCCAGAAGCGCCGGGCTGCCTGAAGCCGCGTCGCCTGTGCACCACTCCACCGGAGGAACACCATGAGCATCCAGAATACGGGCAACGTTCACTCGCTGCCGGCTGCCGCCGACCTGTCGGCCAAGCAGTTTTACGCCGTCAAGGTCAACTCGTCCGGGCAGGCCGCACTGGCCGCTGCCGGCGAGTTCGCCATCGGCATCCTGCAGAACAAGCCCACCGCCGGGCAGGCCGCCACGATCGTGACCGTGGGTCCGGTGAGCAAGGCCGTCGCTGGCGGCTCGATCACCGCAGGCGCGCTGGTCGCGGCCGACGCCAACGGCAAGCTCGTGGCAGCCACGCTTGCCCGCACCAACACGCAAGATCACTCGACCACTGACCCGCTGATCGGCTCGAACGTCGTCGGCGTGGCCCTGGAAGGTGCTGCGACCAACGACGTTTTCGCCGTGCTGCTGACCAGCGCTGGCGCTGCGCCCACCACCGCCGCCTGATCGCCGGGCGGAACCGCAACCTCACTGATACCGGAGGACAACCATGCAACCGACTCCCGGCGACGTCCATGTCAACGTCCCGCTTTCGAACATCTCGATCGCGTACCTGCAGAACGCCAGCAACTTCGTGGCGGCGCGGGTTTTCCCCAACATCCCGGTCAGCAAGCAATCCGACCGCTACTACACCTACGAGCGCGGCGACTTCAACCGCGACGAGATGACGGAGCGGGCGCCCGGCACCGAATCGTCGGGTGGCGGCTACCGCCTGGACAGCACGCCGACCTACTACGCGCCGGTCTACGCCTTCCACAAGGACATCCCGGATCAGGTCCGCTCGAACGCCGACGCGATGCTGAACCCGGACCGCGAGGCCACCGCGTTCGTCACGCACAAGGCGCTGATCAAGCGCGAGAAGATCTGGGTCGCCCGGTACTTCCAGGGAGGGGTCTGGACCAACGACGTCGATGGCGTGGCTTCGAGCCCCACCGGCGGCAACGTGCTGCAGTGGTCGGACGCGAACTCGAACCCGATCGAGAACGTGCGCGCAGCCAAGACGGCGATCCTGCAGTCCACCGGCTTCGAGCCCAACAAGCTCGTCCTCGGCCGGCAGGTCTACGACGCGCTCGTGGATCACCCGGACGTCATCGACCGCCTGAAGTACGGCCAGACCGCCGGCGCGCCGGCGCAGGCCAGCCGTGACTCGCTCGCCCGCCTGTTCGAGGTGGACTCGATCGATGTCATGAACGCGATCGAGAACACCGCGGTCGAGGGCCGTGCTGCTGCGCACAGCTTCATCGGCGGCAAGAAGGCGCTGCTCTGCTACGCCAACCCGAGCCCTGGCCTGATGACCCCGTCTGCCGGCTACGTCTTCTCGTGGACCGGCCACATGGGCGCCGGTGCCGAGGGCAGCCGGATCAAGCAGTTCCGCATGGAGCCGCTGGCGTCCGACCGGGTGGAGATCGAGATGGCGTTCGACTGCAAGCTGGTCGCCGCCGATCTCGGCTACTTCTGGGACAGCATCGTCGCCTGATGCGTGGCGGGGCGGCGCAGGCCGCCCTGCTATGCTGACGCGTTCTCCTGCCGCACGAGGTCCGCATGTCGCGCTTCAATCACCCGCTGCCGTTCTCGCCGCTCTACGACTTCCAGGTACTGCGGGTCGTCACGATCAACGGGCGCCAGTACAAGCCCGGCGATCGCCTCGACAAGGCCAACCTCGCCGAGCGCCGCCTGCGGCAAATGTACGAGAACCGGGTCGTCAGCCCGATTCCGCCCGAGGTCGTGCCGGCGCTCCTGCAGGCGCCGCGCAGGGCCGCCGAGCCGGTGGCGGACGAGCCTGCCGGCCAGGAGATCGACCCGGACAACGGCGAGGATGTCCAGTCGGCCGCCGACACCGGCAAGACCGCGGTCCACCGGGGCTTCGGCCGCTGGTACGTGGTGCATGCCGACGGCACCGAGGACGGCCCGATGACCAAGGCCGAGGCCGAAGCGGCGGCCGCGGCCTGACGGGCGGCAAGGAAGGGCGCGCGCCATGGCGCTGATCGTCGAGAACGGCACCGGGCTGGCCGACGCCGAGAGCTACCTCTCGGTCAATCAGGCCTCGGCCTATCACCGCCTGCGCGGCAATGCCGCGTGGGAGGACCTCGACTTCGAGGTGCAGGAGCAGGCGCTGCGTCAGGCCACGGCCTACATCGACAGCCTGCAGCGCTACAAGGCCTCGCGGCTGAAGCCGTCGCAGGCCCTGGAGTTCCCGCGCACCGGCCTGTTCGACTGGTCGGGCTACGAGGTGACGGGCGTGCCCAAGCGGGTCAAGGACGCCTGCGCCGAGCTGGCGCTGCGCGCCGCTTCGACCTCGCTCTTCACCGACCTCGCCCGCGGCGGCAAGGTCGTCTCGGAGAGTGTCGGGCCGATCAGCACCACCTACGCCGACGACGCCCCCACCGGCACGGTCTACACCGTGGCCGTCGAGCTGCTGAAGCCGTTTGCCCGCTCGGAGGCCGGCCGCATGGGCGGGCCGGGCTGGACGCCGCCGGCAGTGGCGGCAGCGGTCTCGCTCGGGGTCCACGACACGCCGGGCGAGGTGTGACGCCGTGGCGAGCTACGGCGCCCTCATCGACGCGGCGCACCGGCTGATCGCCGCCAAGGGCGCCGCGCTGCCGCTGCAGCGCACCACCGGCGTCAGCTACGACCCGGTCACCCAGGCGCGGGTGACGGTCACCGCGAGCTACACCTTCCGCGCCGTCGGCCTGCCCCCCGGCAAGTCGGCGGAGTTCCGCATCGGCAGTCTTGAGCGCCGCGACCTGATCGAGCTGCATATCGCGCAGCGCTCGCAGACCATACGCCCGGAGCCCGGCGACATCGTGACCTGGGGCGGCAAGCAGTGGACGATCTTCTGGTCGACCACCTACGACCCGGCCGCCGACGGGGCGATCTACACCCTGGCCTACGCCGAGTGACACCATGGCGAGCAACGGGAAGCAGTTCAAGGCCACGCTCGGCGCCTGGGCGCTGAAGGCGGGCGACAAGCTCGACGCCTTGGCGCGCCAGTCGGCCCTGCAACTGAGCGAGGACGTCGTCAAGGCCACGCCGGTCGACACGGGCTTTCTGCGCGGCTCCTGGCAGCCCAGCATCGGCGCCCCGGCCGGCGGCGGCGGCGCGCTCGACGCCTCGGGTGCGGCGGCGCAGGCCTCGGTCACCCTGGCCGTGCAGGGCATCAAGCGCGGCGATCGGTTCTTCCTGATCAACAACGCCCGCTACGCGATGCGCCTGGAGTACGGCTTCGTCGGCCAGGACAGCCTGGGCCGGACCTACAACCAGACCGGGCGCTTCTTCGTCGGCAACGCGGTCAAGCGCTGGCCACGGATCGTGGCCCGCGTGGCCCAGGAGCTGAAGCTGTCGTGAGCGCCAACGTCCACGCCAACGTTCGCGCCGCGACGCGCCAGCGGCTGGTCGGCCTTGCCAGCCTTCCTGCGCAGCGCGCCTGGGAGGGCCTCGCGTTCGAGCCGACGCGGGGGACGCCTTTCCTGGCGGAGGCTTTGCGGCCGATCGGCTCGGAAGTGCGGGGCATGGGCAACAGCGGGGCGATCGCGCACACCATCGCCGTCAGCTTCACCCTGAACTATCCGTCCGGCCAGGGCACGCTGGCGATCGAGCAGGCCGCGAGCACGATCATGGACGGGTTCCGTCCTGGCGTGGCCCTGGTTTACGGCGTGCAGTCGGCGATCGTCACCAAGGTCGAGCGCACCCCACTCCGGCCGGAGCCGGACTGGATCCAGACCACCGTCACGGCGACCCTGATCGCCTACACTTTCACCTGATTTTCGGAGAGCACCATGGCCCTGCAGAACGCCGTCAATGTCTCGATCGCCTACGCCAAGGAGTCGACCTTCGGCACGCCGGCCAGCGCCGGATCGAGCCAGTCCATCCGCCGCGTCTCCTCGTCCTTGAGCCTGAGCAAGGAGAGCTTCGCTTCGAACGAGGTGCGCCCTGATCAGCAGGTGTCGGACCTGCGGCACGGCATGCGCAGCGTCACCGGCGGGATCGAGGGCGAGCTGAGCCTGCAGACCTACGACGACTGGCTGGCCTCGCTGCTGCGCGGCACCTGGGCGGCCGGCACCAGCCTGTCGCAGTCGCAACTGACCAGCGTCGCGGCCTCGGCCTCGGCCGGCACCTTCACCTTTGGCGGCGGCGACCCGGTGGCACTCGGCCTGCGCCTGGGCGACGTCGTCCGCTTCGGCACGGTCAACGCCAGCATCAACGGCCGGAACTTCCGCATCGTCGGCTTCGGCGGCACCACCAACCGCACCGTGACGGTGTTCCCCAAGCCCGCGGTCGACGTGGCATCGCCTGTGACCACCTTCACCGTGGCGGTGCAGGGGCGCAAGCTCACGACCGGCGTCCTCAAGGACAGCTACACGATCGAGCAGGTCAACCCTGACCTCGACAACTCCGAGCGGTATGTCGGCGTGCGCATGAACAGCGCCAGCATCTCGCTGCCGCCCAACGGCATGGCCACGGTGAGCTGGGACATGATGGGCCAGGACGGGACGATCCTCTCCGCCGCCAGCAGCCCCTACTTCACGGCGCCGACGGCTGCCCCCAACACCGGGATATTCGCCGGCCTGAACGGCAGCCTGCGCATCGCCGGGGCCGAGCGGGCCGTGGTGACGGCGCTGGACTTCCAGGTCACCAACAACCTCTCGATGCAGGGCGTGGTGGGCTCGCCGATCGCGCCGGAGATCTTCTTCGGCCGGATGGTCCTCACGGGCAACGTCTCGGCCTACATCGAGGACACCAGCCTGATCGACGCGTTCGTGGCGGAGAGCGAGGTCGACATCGTCTCCCAGCTCGATCTGGCGGCGATCGGCGGCGCGGCGGCCGACTTCCTCGTCTTCAACATGCAGCGGGTGAAGCTCTCGGGCTACTCGAAGACGGTGGGCCCGGACGGCGGGGTGATCGCCACCTTCCCGTTCCAGGCGCTGCTGCCGACGGCGGGCTCGGGCAGGGACGCCTCGACGCTGGTGATCCAGCGGGCGAATGCCTGATAGGCGCATGGCGCTACACTTCGACGGCCCTGCGGGGCCGTTCGTCATTTCAGGAGCACCCATGGACATCGAGCAGGAGATCCAGGCCAAGGGCCTGACCGCGCCGCGCATCACGCCGGCTGAC